AAGCCTATGCAGAACGAGATGCTGAAAGCGCAAGAATTCACAGTCAAATCCCTGCTGCACTGACTAATCGTTTCGGTGGAGACCCAAATATAATACATCCTCAGACACCGCAGGAACGTGCTCAACAGAAGCAACGAGGTGGGGAATTTATGACTAAAGAGGATGCTGCTGGTTTTGACAACGCGCAGCTACTCGCAAGAAATAATTTAAAAAATTATTTATATGAGCAGGTAAATGACGGGGCAGAGGATGATTACTACTTTAACATAGATACCACCGGCGAAATGATAGGCCCCCCAGTATATCCGGTCTCACCTAATGCAGAACGACCAGCTGATCTGAGGGGGCAGGATCAGAGGTCTCTCGGTCACCAGCTCTCACCGCAGGAAATCGCTCGACAGCAAGAAGCGGCCTTGATCGGTCACCGGCGCTCACCGCAGGAAATCGCTCGACAGCAAGAGGCAAAAGCTGCTTATCAGGCTTCCCCAGCATTCGCGGCAGCGCAGGCTATGATGAGCCAGCCCTTGAAGTACGAGAGGAGAGGTTCTCCTCTCCAACAGATAGGCGCAGGCAGTAGTCCTTTTGGGTCAGGAAACATGCGCCAAGCAGTGATGGGGCAGCCTTCTCCCCGTCAGGCACAATCTCAAGGGATTGTCCCAATGTTGGCTGGCCCGCGTGAATACTCCCTCAGACATAACTGGCAGTAGTGTGCCATTATCTAAAATTCAATTTGCTCCGGGTGTTAATAAAGAAGGAACCGAATACACGGCTGACGCTGGGTGGTTTGACTCGGATAAGATAAGGTTTAGAAAGGGGCGTCCAGAAAAGATAGGTGGCTGGCGGAAATATACAATAGAGTATTTTTTAGGCATTTGTCGGTCTATTTATGATTGGGCATCTCTGGAGTCAATAAAATATATAGGGCTAGGAACTAATCTTAAATTTTATATTGCCGAAGGAAGTTCCTTTAATGATGTAACTCCTGTCAGGTCAACAACATCTGCTGGAGATGTTACTTTTGCCGCAACAAATGGGTCTTCTACCTTAGCAGTTACAGATACAGCGCATGGAGCCGTTGTAAATGATTTTGTTACATTTTCTGCCGCAACGACTCTTGGCGGCACTATAACCGGAACGGTATTAAATCAAGAATACCAGATAGCCTCTGTCCCAACGGTTAACACCTATACCATTACAGCTAAAGATACTGATGGCGACGCGGTAACGGCCAATTCTAGCGATTCCGGGGATGGGGGCTCCAATACCGTGGGTGTTTACCAAATAAACACGGGGCTTAATACGTTTGTCAGTGGTACTGGCTGGGGGGCTGGTTCGTGGGGAGACAGCACATGGGGCAGCGCAAGCTCTGTGGCTTCTTCTGGGCAATTAAGGCTGTATAGCCAAGATAATTTTGGTGAAGATTTAATCTTCAATATTAGAGGCGGCGGCGTTTATTATTGGGATGAATCAAGCGGAACCGGGACAAGAGGTATTCCGTTAACATCGTTAGGGTCTGCATCTAATCCACCAACTATTGCATTGCAGGTTATGGTTTCCGATACAGACCAGCATGTTATTGCTTTTGGGACAAACCCGATTGGTTCTTCTGATATAGACCCGCTTTTCGTTAGATTCTCCGATCAGGAAAATGCGGCAGACTGGACTCCAACAGCTATTAATACTGCTGGCGGTGTTCGTATTAATTCTGGCTCTGAGGTCATAGGGGCCATCCAGACAAGACAAGAAATTCTTATTTGGACGGATGCCAGCCTGCATTCCATGAGGTTTATTGGCGCTCCATTTACTTTCCAGTTTTCTCGGTTAAGTACTGACATATCAATGATATCGCCTAATGCAGCAGTTAATGCCAGAGGCGTTGTTTACTTCATGGATAGGGGTAATTTTTATATGTATAACGGGGCAGTTCAGCCACTGGCTTGCACCGTAAAGGATTATGTTTTTTCCAACTTAAACAAAGACCAGTCGTTTAAGGTTTTTGCTGCTGAGAATAATGATTACAATGAGGTAATTTGGTTTTATCCTATAGGTTCCGCTGACACCGAGGTAACCAATTATGTCTCTTATAACTATGAAGAAGGTCTTTGGGCTGTAGGAACGATGGCTAGAGGCGCTTGGGTTGGTGGAAGTACACGGCAATACCCTCTGGCCTGTTCTGCTATAGACGGGGGTAACAATTATTTATATGAGCAGGAAGTTGGTTATGACGCGGATGAGTCTCCAATGACCGCCTATATTGAGTCTGGCGACCTTGAGATTGGAGAAGGTGAATACTTTATGTTTATGAAGAGGATTATCCCGGATTTTTCTTTTAGCGGGAATCAATCGGATGCCTCAACTGACATCATCGTTAAAGGCAGCAATTTCCCTTTAGAAACGGCAGCTGTCCTTTCAACGTCAACAGTAACTCCGAGTACAACCCAGTCTTATGTGCGGAATAGAACAAGGCACTCTGTTGTCAGGGTAGAGAGTAGCGGGACTGGCTATGGCTGGAGGCTCGGGGGGCTTAGGTTTGATATGCGTCAGGACGGGAGGCGGTAATGGCTTCCAGAAGAGACAACCCTTTACCGGCATCTCGCCCAGAGTATGACTTTGAGAACGAGGCAATCACAAGAAGAACGATAGAGCTTACCTTCCAAACTCTTGAAAACGATGTTGAGCTGGCAAAGACCCAAGGAGACAAAACCGGCTCTCTTGCAGTGAGGAGGTTTCAGTTTCTCCTCATGGGGGCTTCATGACCGATGTTATAAAAAGTTTAGGACAGTTAGCTCCGGCAGCGACAACAGTAACAACCCTTTATACGGCCCCGAACTTAACACAGACAACAGTTAGTTCTTTGGTTGTATGCAATAGAGATGGTTCAGCTGCGACATTTCGGGTGAGCTTTCATGTTGCGGGAGCCTCGGCAGATGATAAGCAGTATTTATTTTATGATAAGGCAATTTCTGGGAATGAAACCATTACGGTGGTAATAGGTATGTGTTTCGCTCAAACAGATGTTATAAAAGTCTATGCAAGCACTACAAACTTATCATTCAATCTATTTGGAGTGGAGACAAGTTAATGTATTCTAATAATCCCCCTATGCGGGGCATAGCCAATAGCATGGCTCAACATGGACGGTATGGCGACAGCATGCTTGTCCATATGAATCCCCATGAAGTTCAGGGAATTGCTGCCCTTTCTCCTACAGGAAAACTGACAACCAACCCCATTACTGGTCAGCCTGAAGCGTTCTTGCCTTTTCTAGCACCTTTGCTTGGTAGTATGTTTGGTAGCACCATACTTGGGGGTCTTGGATCTGCCCTTGGATCAACTGCCTTGAGCGGCCTTGGTGCTGCGTTAACTAGCGTGGCTGGCAACGCTGCCTTGTCTGGAGCTATCGGTTCAGGGCTGGCAACAACGGCTGTAACCGGAGATCTTGAAAAAGGCATTATGTCTGGCATTACTGGTTTTGGCTTGGGTAAAGCTGTAGAAGCTGCTGGAGCTGCATTAAATCCTCAGATAGGTGAAACTGCAGCGGCCTTGGGGGATGCGTCAACGGTTGCTTCAGAGGCTGGGAAAAACTTAGCATTAACAGCAGCAGAAACTGCAGATCCAATAGCTAAAGCAATAGAAATGGGGGCAGCACCGGCAACAAACCCTTTGACCGGAGAGTTGGTAAACCAAGGGTTTTCTCCAGCAGCAGTGACAGATCCTTTGACTGGAGCTGCAATGAATCCAGCTTTAAACCCATCTCAAATAGCTATGGCAGATCCAATGCAAAAGCTGCTTGATGCAGAAGGGGTTAGGAATACAGCAAATGCAAAGGTAGCAAACCTATCAGAACAATTAAGTTCTTTAAGGGGCTCCCAAACTGCAGGAGATAAGATCCTTGCCCCATTCAAACAGCCCGGAGCTTTTGGGAAAAAACTTCTAGAGCCCGGAGTTCTTACACCAATAGCAATTGGCGAAGGCCAAAGAGCGCAAATGCAAGCTGTAGAGGAAGCTGAAGAGAGGAACCGCAGGTTCAAGAGAAAGAGGGAAGAAGATTACCGAAGGAATGCGGCAATCATGGAGGATGCTTACGATCAATTAGACCAGGATTATCCGGGGTATAAAGTAGCGCGTGACTCTCAATATGCTGCGGCAGGGGGAATCACATCTATAGATCCTAACAATTACATGGATAATATTAAAGGATTACAGCGCCTCGCTGGCGGCGGTGTTGTTATGCAAAAAGCAATGACTAATGGTGATGCTTTAAATATGCCAAGCTTTGATCCTACTAGTAACTTTGGTGGCTCTATCCCACCTTGGTTGGAGGATACAGGGCTGTACAAGGCCGGGGCCGCCCCTCGCCAAGGCGCGCTTAGAGGGACAGAAGTTATATCCCCTGAAGAATTGGTTGGGTACAGGCCCGGATTTAGCCCTGAAATTAATTACTTTAGGACTCCCGCCAATCCAGACTCGGCCAATCAACCACCTATTGTCACTCCTGACCATCCGCCGAATGGGTACCCACCCTATGACAACCACCCTTTCAATTATAACCCCATTGACCCTAATTTTAATCTTGCAGATTTGCTTAACACCGAAGCAGGGGCCGCTAATATTGCCACCTTGCGTGATGCTTTAAATATCCCAAGCTTTGATCCTACTAGCCTTCAAGATCAAATAGATGCTAATAGAGAATTAGCCAGTACTCCCTCGTTTGATCCAGAATCTTTTAAGTCAGATATTCTTTCTAATATGCCCAGCTTTGATGCATCTGGATTGCAAGAAAGATTATCTGCTGTAGAGAACAGAAACATCCCCGGCTTTGATGCGTCTGACTTACAAAGTCAGATAGATGCAATGAGAAATCAACCCGGATTTGATGCTTCAGGTCTACAAGAGCAAATAAATGCTCTTAGAAATCAACCCGGATTTGATGCTTCAGGTTTACAAGAAAGATTATCTGCTGTAGAGAACAGAAACATCCCCGGATTTGATGCTTCAGGTTTACAAAGTCAAATAGATGCAATGAGAAATCAACCCGGATTTGATGCTTCAGGTTTACAAAGTCAGATAGATGCAATGAGAAATCAGCCGGGGTTTGATGCTTCAGGTTTACAAGAAAGATTATCTGCCATGGAGAATAGAGAGATACCCGGATTTGATGACTCCGCTCTTAGAGAGATGATTGCGGCTAATACAGAACAATTTGGGCAAATACCTTCATTTGATGCTTCAGGTTTACAAGAAAGATTATCTGCCATGGAGAATAGAGAGATACCCGGATTTGATGACTCCGCTCTTAGAGAGATGATTGCGGCTAATACAGAACAATTTGGGCAAATACCTTCATTTGATGCTTCAGATATCCAAGGGCAAATAGATGCTCTTAGAAATCAGCCCGGATTTGATGCTTCAGATATCCAAGGGCAAATAAATGCTCTTAGAAATCAGCCCGGATTTGATGCTTCAGGTCTACAAGAGAGACTATCAGCATTAGAAACAAGGGAAACTCCCGGCTTTGATGCATCTGACTTACAAAGTCAGATAGATGCAATGAGAAATCAGCCGGGGTTTGATGCGTCTGACTTACAAAGTCAAATAGATGCAATGAGGAATCAGCCGGGGTTTGATGCTTCAGGTTTACAAAGTCAAATAGATGCAATGAGGAATCAGCCGGGGTTTGATGATGCTGCCCTCAGGGAAATGATCGCTGCTAATACTCAAAATATAAGTAACGCTCCGGGGTTTGATGATGCTGCCCTCAGGGAAATGATCGCTGCTAATACTCAAAGTATAGGTAACGCTCCGGG